GTATTTGGATTCTCCTTGGTCATCTCAAGATCAAACGAGAGCTGGTGGACTGCCTGCTTATAGGATTCCAGCATTGCATAGGCTGACTCAAGCTCCATCATTAAATCATGCGCCGTTGGTGCATTGCTCATATCGCTACTCCTTCTTCCTGCATATATCTGTCGTACCTGTAATAGGTCGGGTGACTGGGCGACTGAGAGTATGAGCAAGCGCCAGCCTTGTAGAACAGGCCAACCTTACCCTCCCAATCTCCGTGTCGATTCTTGTCGCACACCAAGATGGCATCAGGCATCCCTTCGTCCACCTCTTTCCCAGCCTGAACCTGTTGCTCTTTGCGCTTGTTACGCCACACGGTAAAGCACTGATCCACCTGATCTACGATTGCACCACTGCCCTTTGCGTCCATCTTGTTTGGTATCTGCATCTCATCTCCAAGCTTGCGGCTGTGGTGAATGATGTGGACATGGACGTTGAAGTCCAAAGCAAACGCACACACGCTGTCAACAAAGTTCTTCTGACCGTTGTAGTCATCCTCTCCCTTGACAACCTTCATGAGTGAGTCAACTACGAAGTGTTGGATGCCAAGCTTCTTCGCTGCGTATCTCATAATAGCCAACAGATGTGACGGGTCTGTCTGTCCCATCTTGTCGTACAGCCAGAGTCTTCCTGTCGCGTGGTTGATTACCGCATCTACAAATCTATTCGTTGGTTGAGGAGCGCCAGCCGCCTGCTTACACATGCGAGCGAGCGTGGCTCTTGGCTTCATCTCGAAACTTGCGATGCAAACCTTTTGGTTCTGATGCAAGAAGTCCAGCATGACATGGCTGGTCAACAGGGATTTGCCGTGACCATTGATGCCCATCCATAGGCTCACCTCGCCAGCCCTGAACCTGATGTGGTCGTGCGTCTTAGGCCAAGGAAGGGTGGCTCCCTTAACCATCTCTCCGCCATTCAGTAGTTCAATGGTCTCGTCTCTGTATGCCCGTGGCTCAACGATCTTTTCCTTGTCGTGTGGCTCACTGGCGTACTCAGCAAAGTCAATGCTGTCAGCCGAGAAGATCATGTTAGATGACATTTTTTATTCCTTGAAAGAATGGTATCTCGTATGGGTACAAACCTCTGTACTTGATTTCCTCAGAGTGGGATGGAAGAGATAAGTATGGGTCGCCATGTATCTCAGGGGTGTGCTTCATGTGTGCGCCTTTCTCGACACTCACGTTCCACAAAAAAAGTGATCCATGAAATCCATCGTTGATGGAATCCTCGCCAACAGATTTGTTCTCAGCAATCGCAAGCGCGGTATCCTTAATTCGTTCCTGACTACAGGTGCTGTCGTAGACCAAACATATCTGAAGGTCACGAACCCATCGCCATTCATAATCTCTGGGGTGGACAGATGACGACAGAAAGATCTGCCAGTTGCCATCAACAAGATCCCCAACCAAGGACACAAGAACCATTTCGTTTGGCTTAGAGCCAAGCAGCCTTAATTCCCAGATCCTGTCTGCCCCATCAGGAAGAGGTTTCATTTTGCGTTCCTTTCTCTTTCTTAAAAAACATTGAGTATGTAAATCTGTAAACATCGGAAGCCGTTGACTGTGGTCTTATGGCGTGAGGTAAAGACGCATCGAACAGAACCAAGCGACCGGTCGTGTATTTAATTGCAAGCTCGATCTCATTTGAGTGGTCGTCACAGAAGAGCGTCTCTCCGTGCCAGTGAGATTGCCATGTAGGATTGGCGTAATAAAGTAGAACCAAGTCCTGACCGTAGTGAGTGTGGAAAAAATTAACGTCAGATGGGACGCTTAGATTTATCACAGACATATCTAAAACATATCCACTTAGATGTTTATCTAGCTTTGTAGTCTTTACAAATGGATAGATTCCAGCGCCATCAGCCTCCTCTCCTGTTAGTGGGCAGTGCATGTATCGATACCTTGCTCCAGCCTCAGATGACGAATCCGCCCAACCAAGTGAGTACCGCGAAGCTTGAGCGTATGCAAAAAACTTACTTTGCAATTCTGCGGGAATTAAATTATCCCAAATCCTAATCACTTTTCCGCTAGGAGTTACGTGCTTCATGCTGCCATCCTTTGGTCAGCCTCGAACTTTAGTTGCGCTTCTGTCTTCATAGCATCCCCTCAAAATGAACATTGGTTTGTTCTGATGACTCGTCTTCCCACCTACGCTGGTTCAGCCATGTACTGGGGAACGGAACGAATTGCCCACCATCCTTCAACCAGTCGGTTGATTGCTTGGATGTGTTGACAGATGCAAGCATCTTGGCAAGGGTGGTCTCATCAGGATTGATCTTTGCGAACGCCTTCAACGCCTCGGCCTTTGCTACCTTGCGTGGGTATGCTGACCAAAAGGAATCAAACCACTCCGTAGGTAAGGTGGGTTTAAGGGTTCTTGGGTTCTTGGGTTTGTGGGTTGCATCCTGAATCGGTTCTGGAATCTGTTCTGATTTCAGTTCTGATTTCAGAGATTCCTTCTTGCTGATCTTGGCTTTGTTGGCTCGTCTTGCGGACTCAGCCTTGCCGTGGTACTTCTCTATCTCGAAGTCGCAACGATCATTCCTCCAGCCATCATCGGCCTTCGTAAAAAACTCATGCAACACACGGTCAACGTCCTTGGCATGGTCTCGCATAGCTATCAGCCTAGCGCAGTCTTCTGATTCGATTGGGAGAGGCTTCTCTTCTGTGTAGTACACATCCATCAGTCTGCGGTAAGCGAGATCTTCGGTGTGGCTGAGATGCCTTGTCTTCGTCAGGTAGTCCCTGATGTGAAATTGATAGCTGAACATTTAATCCTTTCTTACCTTTCTTTTGATACCCCGAAGGGGCAGGGAACACTGGTCGAAAGGAACAAACTACCAGTGCTTTCAGCTCTTAGAGCGACCAAGAACCTACCCTGCGAGACGGAGTGTCACGCATCTGAAAATAAAAAGCAAGCATACCCATGTGGTTTACTTGGTCTTTATTGTAGAAAGCTACAATACATTGTATAATCGTGGTGAAAGACAGCATTATTTGCTGGATTTAAACTGCAATCTCTTTACAATGCGTCAACAAAGGAACACTATGTCAGACCAAAACAATGAGTTTTTGAGCGTATGGAACGCCTCATGCACAACCGACCCACGCCACGTTAAATCGTTCAGCAGGGGCGGCGGCTTCTCCGGCACAGCTATCAATCACACCTACCAGCTCCGCAAAGCCACCGAAATGTGGGGGCCAATGGGCGGCATGTGGGGGGTGCATATCATCGAGCAGGGTCTTATGCACGGCACACCAATCATCGTTGAGGATGTCACCGAGGAGTGGACACTGGACGATAAAGGTGAGCGGGTACTAACTAAATCAATCACACATAAACATTCTGTGGCCTGCGAGTCTGTCCACTTCGTCAGAATAAAACTGCGCTACCCGATCTTCGCAAAGAACGACTTGGGTCAGGATGTCCACACCGGTACTGGTGAGGTGGAGCATTTCGGTCAAACAACCTTTGTCGGCAAGAACAAGTTCGGCTATTTCACGGACGAGGAAGCCCCAAAGAAATCCTTAACAGATGCTATCGGCAAGGCTCTGTCAATGCTGGGATTCTCTGCTGACATCTACCTCGGCCTGTTTGACGACAACAAGTATGTCAACGACCGCAAGGCAGAGGCCGCCAAAGCTGGCGCACCAAAGGCTGAGATCAAGGCCAAGATGACCGCCGAACAGGTGGAAGCATTGAAGCGCAAGCTCTCAGAGTGCAAGTCAAAAGACACCCTTCGTGGTCAGTTCGCCCTCCTGTCCGAAGATGAGAAGGCCGTGACTGAGGAATTCTGCAAGGCGCTGGCTAAAGGTTTGGAATGAACCCCAACCAAAAGACAGAACAGTGGCACAAGGACAGAGAGGGGAAGCTGACGGCCTCCTCTTTTGGTCAAGCAGCCGGGCTTGGGCCTGGGTCACGACAACTGTTGTGGCGAAGAATGATGGGATTAGAAGAGCCATTCGTTGGTAACACAGCAACAGATTGGGGTGAACAGAATGAAGCTACAGCGATTGAAGAGTATCGTAATCGGCACATGGAGAAGGACACTCACCTCGATTTGGTGGGGTTCGTACCCCATCCGGAGATGGCTTGGCTTGGAGGTTCACCCGATTTTCTTGTTGGGGATCAGGGGTATGGCGAAGTTAAATGCCCGTACTCCCAAGTCCTCTACCCCGAAATACCACCGTACTATATGGCGCAGATCCAAGGCGGGATGCAAATCACAGGCAGATCCTACTGCGACTTCGTGGTATGGACACCGGAAATAATGTCTGTCACAAGAGTGGACAGATCGGAAGAGTATTGGGACTGGTTGCATTTGCGGCTGGCTGACTTTTGGTGTTGGGTGGTAGCCCAAGTAGAGCCACCAAGAGAAAAGAAATCCCAACCACCAAAGCTCGAATCACATGCAACTTTTCTTTACAGATTGAAGGATTAAAAATGGCAAATCTATCAGGTGTTTTTCGTATCGGTCGTGACGCAGAGATCCGCAAAACCGCCAACGGCGAGGATGTCTGCAACTTATCTCTAGCCTATAACCACGGGCGCAAGGGTGAAGACGGAAGCCGACCAACCCAATGGCTTGATGCAAGCTTATGGGGCAAACGTGCGTCCACTCTTGCTCAGTACCTAGTCAAAGGCCAGTTGATATATGCCGTAATCAATGACCCCCACATTGAGGAGTTCAAGAAGAAGGATGGCGGAGCTGGCGTAAAGATGGCTGGATCTGTCGGAGAGATTGAGCTTATCTCTGGCGGCACAAAGAAGTCTGGTGACTCAAAGTCTGCGCCGGAAAAAGAGTTCCCTGAGCAAGACGACGACCTCCCCTTCTGACCATGTAACCAGTCATTAGCGTATCAACAAGTATCAACATGCCTCCGACGGAGAGCAAGGAGAGTTAGAGCTATGAAAGAAGTGATCGGAGTCGGTGAGATTGCACGAATGCTTGGGGTTGTACCTGAGACAGCCCGACAGTGGTGCGTCTCAAAAAAGATTCCGGCATTTCGGTTCGATGAGAACGGTCGGTGGAAAGCCTATCGAGAAGACATAGTAGACTGGATTGATGGGCATCGCAACGCTACGGGCGGCGAAACACCTTCGTCTTCTGAGCAATCTTCTTAGGCTGTGCTACGAACTGCTTCCCTTGTTTGTTGCCTTGCGATTTGGCTTTGTTTGTTGAAGCCTTCTCGCTGGGTGACAAGCTGTCCCAAGCTTTTGCGGGGAGGTATCTTTTTTTACCCTCGGAAGGCTTGCCATCGGATGTCTTCCAATCCTCCTTCGTCCACTTAGACAGAGACTTCTGTTCTCCAGTCTTTCCACCAGAGTACCCGCCGCCAGCAGCTTCGTACTTCTGAGCTACCAGTTGAGCTTTACGGGCAGACCACTCGCCAGCGTCACCGCCCTTGCTGCCAGCCATTACCTGCTTCTTGATGCGATCACGCAACTCAGGCTTTGTATATGTCGTCATGATGATCTCCTCCATCTTCCTCTGTCTGCAAGCTCTTGTACTGTTCTCTTCCTGATGATGAACTCAATGGCGCACTCGACTCCGGGGAACATTGTTTGGTCTAAACGCTTTGCCCCGTACTCGTAGCCATCGCTTATGAGTTCCATCTTAATTACTTCCGCTGCCTCACCAAGATCGACAAACAGATCTGTTACGTTGATGGACTGATCTGACCAAGAGTATTTCTTGTGCGTGGTGAACGTCCATTTGTGGTCTGAGTTATAGGTGCTTGGGAATACACCCTGCTCATACAGATCCTCGTCGGGGACGGTGACAATGAGATGGCCTCCACGCTTCAAAAGATTGAACCAAGCCTTGAGGCCAGCCCGTGGATTGACAAGATGCTCTAGGCAGTGGCTGCTGTGAACAAAGTCTAGGGACTCAGCAGGAACACCAGCCATGAACTGTGCGTCTCCATCATCTAAATCCCACACCCTGACATCGCCCATGCCGCTGAACATATTTCTATGCGCGGTAATTGGGTCTGGTTTTCCACCGATGTCTATTCCGTTCCCGACAAAGTAGCGCCTCACAAAGTTCGGGTCACGAACTCTGCGGGTCATAGACTTACTGCACTCTTGCATTTAAATCCCCTTACTCTTTAGGAACAGAATAGTAGCGATCACCTTTCTTGACAATCTCCGCTCCGCGCTCGCGCTCTGCTTCCTCGGCCTTGCTCCACGTTTCGTGCTTCCTGCCTTTTAAAACAATATAGCTTTCATCAGGCAGCCCATACTTTTTTCTATCTTCGGCGCTCGCCCTAGTCACAGACCCCCAGTGACCAGCATTCTCACCTTTACCATCAGGGCCAAGGCCAGCGGAAACGGCAGTATCGTAGTCATAGTCTTCCGACTCTGGATCAAACTTTACTACCCCTCCATCAGCAAACTTCTTCTTGTTGCCGATACGCATATCCTCAACATCCTTGGCTATTTGGATGCGAACCTGTTGCAGTCTCTCGATTTCAAGCCGCTTCTCTGCGCCACTCATGGTCTTGTCGTCTTCGACCATTTTGATTTGCTTGCTGATGGTTGACATCATGTTTGTACCCGTGGTGTACAGCTTAGCAAGGGCAATCTTGTCACTCTTCTCCGTGAATGCTTCGTTGGCTTTTTCAAGCTGTCCTGAGTTCAGGAAGTGGCTTACATCCGATGTTGCGGTTGAGATGTCCTTAGCGTTCTCGTAGAACGATGTGACATAGCGAGACTGTGATTGCGGAACTGTCTTGATGTAGTTACCCACGACCAAGAAATCATCAATGCGCTCGTAGCGTGACGATGAGCCATCCCTGAATGGAGTAGCCGCCACATTAGATGCCGTCTGAATTACAGTTCCGACCCAGCCAAGGTATCCCTTGAGCAAGTAGTCGTACTGGATTGGCGATAACTGCGTGGACTGTGTGCTGATAGCCCCGCCGGTAGCCTTAGAAGCAAACTCAGCGAACAGACTGTTGACAGTTCCAAGTGCAACAGCAGCTCCAGAAGTTCCAGGGGAGACACGGTTCTGGACAGATATTCTTTCCATGCCCATGCTTTCGATGGGTCGGTCAGTGAATCCATCTTTGTTACGGGCGATGTCGTAGAGAGGACGAATGGCCTGTGGTATTGGGTTGATGGCGAAGGTGTCATGCAACACAGCCAGCAATCGTTTGCCAAAGACTTTGCCCTCGACCTGTGAGTCGATCATCTGTTCTGTCATGCGCTCGACCAGAGTCGCAATCGCACCCATCTCGAACGGCTTGGGGATGCGGACAGCTTTATCTGTTCCGGGGATCTTGAACCAGAAGAAGGCATCACGATCCCAGTCTTCACGCTTTTTCCAGTCCTCATCGTCCTTCTGCGACAGATACAAGATCATGGCAGCAGTCACGACAGCTCCGGTGACAGTGGCAAACTTTGCCGCTTTCTGTCTCTCGGTGTCTGAAGCTTTGCCTGTCAGTACCTGCATGGTGGGGTCGAGTCCATCACGACCCAACTTGTACAGACCCTGAAGTCTGGCGTTAAAGTACGGCAGAACCTGAGCCGCATAGCGTATGGCAGACCAGCTACCCTGCAAGCTGAAGTCCTGCAAATCTCTCGCAGCGTAGGATGCCTCAAGATGTGAGGCTCCCTTTGCACGGAGTTGTTGATACAACGCAAGACGGTTGGCATTCTCAGAGGCATCGCTCACCTCGTCGTACTTGTCTTGTATCTTTCCAAAGAACGAAGCCACCTTCTCTGGCGTGTCCAAAATGTCAGCCTTGTTTACGCCGGTCTTGAGTAGGCGCTTAACCGAGGCGGTCTGATCTCCGTCGAAGGCATTGCCCATAGCGAACAAGCCGCCTCCAGCAAGAGCCTCGGCACGTTCCGTCTTGTAGGCTCTCCATCCCTGCATCACGTTGCCTATTGGGTTTCTGCTGAGTTCGGACAGACCGATAGACTGGATTGAGTCTCGGATCAAGTTATTGATCTTGAAAGTGGGAGACAAAGAGATGAAGCGAGTCAGCGTAGTTTTGAAGCCACGCATGATGTCCATGCCCCATCCGTAGCTAGGCATCTGAGCAACAGCAGACAGTGATGTCAAAAGGAACTCGTCGTCAATACGGTAGAAGGTTTCTTTGCCCTTCTCCATAACCTTGACAGCGCCCTTCTCTTGTCTTTCCAGCTTGGTCACGATGTCGCCCATAGCCGTAGCGGAGGTCAATGCTTCTACTGCTGCTTGGTTCTTCATCGAGGCTGACAAGATGTGCGTCCAGTTCATCAGGACGTTCTCCATCAGGTCATTCAATGGGCGCTCACTTCCCTTCAGCTTCTTGGACAGATATTGACCAACAGCTCCGGAGCTTGTCTGGGCTGCCGACAGGCTGCCGTCATCTTCCATCTGTCGATAGAACGGGATGTACCAGATGTCTGCGGAGAAGCGTTTGTATCCTTCGGCATCAATCAACCCGGTATCCCTGGCGACATCAAGAACAGATCTGTTCAACTCGTTCATGTTCTTCAGGGTCTCGGCGTAGACAGCAAGACGAGACTAGCCGTTCTTCATCGTACCCATGTTCAGGCCGCGCAAAGACTTAATG